TGGTTGGATAAGCTGTAGTGAGCGAATGCCGAACGATAAAGACTATGTTTGGTGTTGGGGGAAGTCTTACGGCTGGACTGAGTGCGATACCTTCGAAGGGTATTACGATTGGTCGAGAAACAAATGGTGGGCAGTTACTGACTATGTGGAAGAACCGGCATCGAAAGTAACCCACTGGATGCCGCTACCGGAACCGCCGCAAGAGGTGAAGTAATGCAACCATTTGGGAAATTCTATTCGGTTGATGGTTGTACCTGTTCGTTGTGTCGATCACGAGGCTACAGAAAAGGAAACGGATATGATGCTGAATTGAAAACCTGTAAACATCGAGCTCGTCAGCAGAGTAAGCAACTGATTGATAAGGAGTTAAGACAGTTCGAAGGCATTCGCGATTATTGATCAAACTGAACTATAGCAGGATCAGTAAACAATTTGTTTTCAGAGTTAAGTTATTATTTCACCATTCAAAATTGACCAACATTTGCTTTAATTTATACTGTATGAAAATACAGTATTCATGGTGGCTAAAATGGGTGGCAAAGTACCTAACTACCAAATCGTTTATAGAGACGAGACACTCAATTATTTCAAGCCTGGAGGATATGTTTTCTTTCAAAGGGTTAAAGAATATGGCGGTGGTTATTGGTTAGGCAAAATTTACGAGGATGGGTTCGAGTTTGTGCTTGAAAGGCCAACCTCATTAAGTGAGTGGATTAAGCATTTACTTGTTTTAAAAAGCGTTGAAGATGGGTATCTGGAATTTGTAGATGATATCGACAACTTCAAACTCCAATGATGCGATAGCTTTTAACATACCTCATGTGAAGATTATACGTTCGTATGTCATTCAGCACGTAGCTATCTTATGCGGCAAGATAAAACAAGCGCTCTTCTGGGCGCTTGTTTGCTTATGGAGAGAGTTCACAGATGCTGATGCATAGCAGGTCGGTCTCAGCACCGAAGAAATAACAAACCTCGCACTCGCGGGGATTTTTTTCATATGAACTCGCTACGGCGGGTTTTGTTTTATGGAGTGAATGATGAAACTGATTGATGTCTTGGTGCGTGATTTAGAGAAATTCGACGGTTGGCCAGAAGGCGCTGTTGAATGCCATCGTTTTGCAGACGAAGCAGTTGTAGACTTCTTTGATAAGGATGGCAACTGGCCTTATGACTGCACTGCTAAGTACGGTTTAATTGCTATCGAGTGCGTAAGTCCAAGAGTAATGGGCGAAGGCATTGCTAGTGAAACCGTAACCCGCGATCAATACGAAGCAGCACTTGCAGCCAGCAAGACAGAATGGGATGGAGCTGGACATCCACCTGCTGGATGCAAATTTGAGTACAAGGCGTCATCTGGAAAGTGGTTCACGGCAACAATGAAGTATTGCGGGGAAAGCTTCGCTATCGTTGATATGGACGGTTCTGAGTCTTGGGTTACTCTTGATGCGCCAATGCGCCCTATCCGCTCAGAAGAAGATAAGAAGCTAGACCAAATCACTCAGTCAATTCTGGACATTCTCAACGATTACGACTTTGAAATGGTGCATATCAGATCTGACCAAAAGAGAATTGCAACCGACATTGTTGAGCGCATTACCTCAGGGATGATTCCACACATCCGCATCGAATAAGGGAGTAACCATGGAATCACACAGCCTCACGCTCGATGAGGCCTGTGCATTTCTTAAGATATCCAGACCTACCGCCACCAACTGGATTCGCACAGGCCGACTACAGGCAACACGTAAAGACCCTTCCAAACCTAAATCCCCTTACCTCACCACACGACAAGCCTGCGTTGCGGCACTTCAATCTCCGCTGCATACTGTCCAGGTGAGCGCGGGTGATGACATAACAGAGGAACTGAAATGTCACTATTCCGCAGAGGTGAAACCTGGTACGCCAGTTTCACATTGCCGAACGGCAAAAGATTTAAGCAGTCTCTTGGGACAAAGGACAAAAGGCAGGCCACAGAGCTTCATGACAAGCTGAAGGCAGAAGCATGGAGGGTAAATAAATTAGGAGAGACGCCTGACATGACTTTTGAGGAGGCCTGTGTCAGGTGGTTAGAGGAGAAGGCGCATAAGAAGTCGCTGGATGATGACAAGAGTCGGATAGGATTCTGGCTCCAGCATTTTGCAGGGATGCAGTTGAAGGATATTACCGAGACGAAGATTTACTCCGCCATCCAGAAGATGACTAATCGGCGGCATGAGGAAAACTGGAAGTTAATGGATGAAGCTTGCAGGAAGAATGGGAAGCAGCCTCCAGTATTCAAGCCTAAGCCGGCAGCAGTAGCCACAAAAGCAACTCACCTTTCATTCATTAAGGCACTCCTCCGGGCTGCTGAACGCGAATGGAAGATGCTGGATAAGGCTCCGATCATCAAAGTTCCTCAGCCGAAAAATAAGCGTATCCGCTGGCTTGAGCCTCACGAGGCAAAAAGGTTGATTGATGAATGCCAGGAACCGCTAAAGTCAGTCGTAGAGTTTGCGCTTTCTACTGGCTTAAGGCGGTCTAACATTATCAATCTGGAGTGGCAGCAGATAGACATGCAACGAAAGGTGGCATGGATACACCCGGAACAAAGCAAGTCTAATCATGCCATTGGAGTGGCGCTGAATGATACCGCTTGCCGGGTGCTGAAAAAGCAAATCGGCAATCATCACAAATGGGTGTTCGTCTACAAGGAAAGCAGCACCAAACCAGACGGAACTAAATCACCTGTAGTGAGGAAGATGCGCTATGACGCTAATACTGCATGGAGGGCAGCATTAAAACGAGCGGGCATTGAAGACTTCCGTTTTCATGACCTGAGGCACACGTGGGCAAGTTGGTTAGTTCAGGCTGGCGTTCCGATTTCGGTATTGCAGGAAATGGGTGGCTGGGAGTCTATCGAAATGGTTCGCCGATATGCTCATCTGGCACCAAATCACCTGACTGAACATGCTCGACAAATTGACTCGATTTTTGGTACTTCTGTCCCAAATATGTCCCACAGTAAAAATAAGGAAGGCACGAATAACACGTAAGTATTTGATTTAACTGGTGCCGATAATAGGAGTCGAACCTACGACCTTCGCATTACGAATGCGCTGCTCTACCAACTGAGCTATATCGGCCCTGAGAAGGGTGTGTTCACGCGGGTGAATCACGGGGTAGAAGGTTAAAACTAACCGGGCGGTGCGTCAATAGCCTTGCTACTCAACCGGCTATTTTTGCACCGCTCGTCATTAATTACGCACGAATCGTACCATCGCCAAAGCCTATCCACTTATAGGTGGTAAGCGCTTCAAGCCCCATCGGACCGCGGGCATGTAATTTCTGCGTGCTGACCGCCACTTCTGCGCCAAGCCCAAACTGCCCGCCGTCGGTAAAACGGGTAGAGGCGTTGACATAAACCGCAGCGGAATCCACTTCGTTCACAAAACGCGCAGCATTATGCATATCACACGTCAAAATCGCATCGGAGTGCTGAGTACCATGTTCGCGAATGTGGGCGATAGCGCCATCCATATTTTCGACCACCACAACGTTCAGATCCAGAGACAGAAACTCGTTATCCAGCTCTTCCGGTTTCAGCGGCACCAGTTTGGCAGGGCCATGCAGTGCCTGCATGACGGTTTCATCCCCATGCAACGTTACGCCGCTCTCCGCCATCTGCTTGCTCAGCGCAGGCAAAAAGCGTTCTGCGATGTCCTGATGCACCAGCAAGGTTTCCACCGTGTTACAGGTGCTCGGGCGCTGGGTTTTGGCGTTGACAATAATCTTCAGCGCCGGGGCGATGTCTGCGCTGCTATCAACAAAAATATGGCACACGCCAATCCCGCCGGTAATCACCGGGATTGTGGATTGCTCGCGGCACAGTTTATGCAAGCCTGCGCCGCCGCGCGGGATCAGCATATCGATGTACTTATCCATACGCAGCATTTCATTGACCAGCGAACGGTCCGGATTATCAATCGCCTGAACCGCCGCCTCCGGTAAACCGCAAGCTTTCAGCGCCTTCTGAATGACACGAACGGTTGCGGCATTCGTGCGATGCGTCTCTTTCCCACCGCGTAGAATCACCGCATTACCGGTTTTCAGACACAAAGAAGCCACATCAACGGTAACATTCGGACGCGCCTCATAGATAACGCCAACCACGCCCAACGGCACGCGGCGGCGCTCCAGACGTAGCCCGCTGTCCAGCAGACCGCCGTCGATC